AAAGGACTGATTCTCCGACGCACGTTCTCAGACTTGGAAAAAGAGTTCATATCGCGCTCGCAAGAATACTATCCGCTAACGGGAGCAAAATACAACGAACAGAAGCGCCGCTGGAAGTGGTCTAACGGGGCCATGATTCAGTTCGGCCACATGGAGCACGAAAAGGACAAGGCCAATTACGACGGCGCAGAATACAACTACATCGGATTTGACGAACTCACACACTTCACGGAATCGCAGTATCTCTACGTTACTCTATCGCGCGCACGCTCTACTTCACCGGATTTACCTGCAATAGTAAGGTCAGCATCTAACCCCGGAAACATAGGGCACTCGTGGGTTCGCAAGCGTTTCATCGAGCCTGCTCGTGAAGGCCGCAAGATAATCATCGAAACAGTCACAGATTTCACCGGACGGCGAGTAGAGAACAAGCGCATCTTCATCCCGGCACACGCGACTGACAATCCAACACTACTGAAGAACGACCCCGGCTATCTCGCACGCATGGAGATGATGCCGGAGAATGAACGCCGCGCTAAAGTCTATGGCGACTGGTGGCTATTCGCAGGTCAAGTCTTCACAGAATTCAGAAATGAGAGATTGCCGGGCGAACCTGCTAACGCACTGCACGTAGTAGAGCCGTTTAAGATTCCAGACTGGTATCCTCGCATTTCGCACTTCGACTGGGGCACATCGTCAGCGACAGCGGGCTATTGGGGAGCAGTAACGCCAGATAACAGATGCATCGTCTACCGTGAATACTACGAGAAAAACCAACGTGTTTCTGACTGGGGCAACGCCTTTAGAGAGCTATCAATTGGTGAGAGCATACGAAGAGTTGGCCTATGTCATTCCGCTTTCGCTAATCGTGGAGAAGAACATACACTTGCTCAACAGTTCGCTCACTTCGCCGGAATGGAGCCGACTTCTTCTGGAAGAGATAGACTTGGTGGTAAGATGCTCCTGCATGAGTATCTACGATGGAAACCGATTGTTAGAACTCCACTAGACAAAGCACAATACGACGAAGAAGTAGCACAGAGACTCTTTAGATTCTACGGCAGCGATAAATACAATGACTATCTCAGAATGTTCGAGCCACCAGCAGATGAAAAGAATCTTCCAAAGCTGGTAATATTCTCGACTTGTAAACAGCTAATCGAAGCAATTCCGCTGTGTATATACGACGAGCGCGACAAGGAAGATGTTAAAGAGTTTGAGGGGGACGACCCTTATGACTCCATCAGAGGTCTTCTCAAGATGGTCGATGCTTATGTCGATGAAGCATCGAGAGAGCTAGAGAAAAGTGTAAAGTATGACACCGCGCTTAATTACTTGGCTAATACACAAGACCAGACAGGTTTCTATCGCCGCATGGAGGTTATTGATAAAGCTGAACGAAAAGGTATCGGCGTCCGTCGCAAGAGTGCTATCCGTCGTCGGTAACGCACTTAGACCCACTCAGAATAAATGGCAGCTTGCATACGAGATAGAACATCGCAGGGCCAACATGCTTCAGATGATGCTGGAAGATGAGCAGGAGCGGGCCAGCGGAGAGCGCGAAATGTTTTTTCGTTATATGGGCATTCTACCAGCGACGAAGGCGACTGAAGAGCCACATCCTCCGAGGAAGCCAATCTACACATACAAATCGCGCGCACGGAAAATCATGGAAGCGGAATTACGCTCGCGTTTGGAAGTAGCGGACGCAACACCAGTAGAGGCAAATAACCTGACCGGGACATCGGATGCCAATACCCATTAATCCACAAGCCACGATGCCGGGATTACCGGGTGCGGTCCCTCAGCAGCAAATGCTGCCGGGAACATTGCCGGGTGCGCTACCGCAAGATTCGATGTCACCGATTCCGGTAACACCAGATGAGCCTCCTGTCGATGCTGCTTCTGGTGCTAGCAACCTCGACGATGAAAATGTGCGTCGTTGCGCTCTTGCTCTGTTTGAAGAATACAAAAAAGAAGAACAAGACATAAGAGAAACACGAATCGCGTTCTGGAAGAAGCTGGAGAATTACTTTGACGGTATTCAGAACATCTTTTTCGATTATGGTGCTCGCGATTGGCGTCGTGTTGATTCTACCAATCCTGTGTTTGACCCGAATCTTTATGACAAAATCGTCAACATCTACCGCGCACATGGCGAATCCATTATTGCGGCGCTATCGGTAAAGCTACCGCGTGTCATCTTTTACCCGGATGATGCTGATAGTGTCGAAGATGTGGACACAGCGCGGGCGTGCAACGACATCAAGAAGCTGGTAGAGAAGGACAACAACGGCACACTCTGTCTCATCAAAGCTCTGTATTACCTCTGGAATCAGGGCGTAGCAGCGGCATACATCTACAACAGAGCCAGCGACGAATACGGCACGGTCAAAGTTCCACAATACGGAGATGATGTTCCGGTCCACACAACAGACTACTACTGTCCGGTCTGCACTGGACATCTTGACCAGCAGCAGGTAAAGGGCCAAGACCCGCAGCACCCAGACATGGCAATGTGTCCGAAATGCGGTCCAGTATCACCAATACCGGACACTATTTCAGAAATGCTGCCACAGATGATTGGGTATACGGACGAAGCCAAGTCTCGCACCATCATCGATGTGTTCGGACCAATGAGCGCGCAGATGCCGTTCTATGCTCGCAAGCAAGAGCACATACCGTATCTTCTGCTACGGTTTGAACAGCATGAAGCACTTCTGAAATCCGTCTATCGAGATGTGGCCGAAAAAATCAAGGGCCGCACGGACTCCAACTTCGACCGCACGGCGCGGATGCAGAATAACAATTGGGATTCCAATCAGCATCTGGTCACTACATCGTGCTGTTGGTTTCGCCCGTGGTCATTCTCCGTGCTCGCGGCAGTAGATGCGGAGATGATGACGGCTAAGTTTCCGGATGGACTCTACGCTGTCATTCTGAATGATAATCTAGTAGCAGAGACAAGAGAAGAATCACTCGATAAACACTGGGCAGTCACGCACTCACCACTCGGCAACTTTATCCACACAGACCCACTTGGCAAAACACTCGCTCCAGTGCAGGATATTCGCAATGAAGCAGTAGATTTGTCAATCGAAACATTCGAGCACTCTATCCCTGAGACGTTCGCTGACCCGGATGTGCTGAATTTTGAGGCATACGGAGAGACAGCAGCGGCTCCGGGTATGAAATACGAAGCCAAACCCAAAGCGGGGCGCTCCCTTGGCGAATCATTCCATACCATCAAGACAGCTACTGTTAATGATGAAATGGAGAATTTCATCAAACGAACAGACGCCGATGGACAATTCGTGTCAGGCTCCTTCCCATCTATATACGGAGGACCGAATACGTCGGGGAGCAAGACGGCGAAGGAATACTCGGAATCCAGAGCGATGGCGCTCCAACGGTTGAACATTACATTTACTGTAGTGAAAGACTGGTGGGCGCGTGTTATGGCGTGCTCGGTGCAGAACTATATCACGGGCATGATTGAGGACACGCGCATTGTCAGCAAGGCTCCGGGTGGAAGCGGCTTCGTCAATAAATGGATTAAACAATCAGAACTCACAGGGAAAATCGGACGGGTAGAAGCAGACGCAGAGGAAGAGCTTCCATCATCATACGCACAAATCAAATCCACCATCATGGAATTGGTCACGCTGAACAGTGACAACATCAACGCGGCACTGTTTGACCCGGCGAATTCGCCCATCATTGCCAAAGCTATCGGTATTCCGGATGCCAAGATTCCGGGTGCTGACTCACGCGATAAGCAGATTGGTGAAATTGCCGAACTGCTGAAGGGACCGCCTATCCCACCGATGCCACCCGGCATGCCTCCGGCGGGAGCAGAAATGCAGCCGGGACCAGAACAATCCATGCAGGGCCAGCAACCCATGCAGGGAGAGGGTGCGGCCCCTCAGCAGCCAGCGCAGCCCATGCCAGCGGGACCGCCGCAGAGCACCGTAGCGGTGAATGTGAAATTCGACGACCACGAAGTGGAAATGGATACCATCACTACGTGGGCAAACTCACCGGAAGGTTTGATGGAGAAGCAGCAGAATCCCGCTGGCTTCGCAAACGTAGAAGCGCACTACGCAGAACACGAACAGGCTCTCTTAATGAAGCAAATGCAAGACGCACAAAAGCAGATGCTCACACAGGGCGGTCCCGGTGCAGCCGGACAGCCAGAGTCTCAACAGTCACAATCTGGGTCAGAAGAGGAACAGAGCAATGCATAGATTCTACTTTGTCCAGCCTGTAATGCGAATGGCTGACGAGGGCGGCGATGCGCCATCCGATAACCCTGAACTCAACATTCTGGAAACTGGTAACGCTGACGGAGATGTGGAGGGAAAGGAAACAGATGGCGAAGGAGCCGAAGACACAGAGACAGAGGAGGACGGAGAAGCGACAGGAGAGCCTTCGGAAGAAGGTGAGGAAGATGAAAAATCTGCGAAAGCAGATGCAGACGAAGAAGAGCCGCTCACACGAGTAGACTACGGCAAGCTGAAGGATGCGCTCAAAGACCATCCTGATGTTCTGAAGGCTCTGAAGACACAGTTTTTTAGGGAGCAGAAGTTCACCGAACTCTTCCCCACTGTTGATGCTGCTAACGCGGCACTTGAAGATTCTCAGAAGTTCGAGGTTTTCAAAGAGATGGTTCTCGGTGGTAGCAGTAATGAATTCAACTAAAAGCTTGGTGAAAACATCGGAGAGTTTGCAGAGAACCTGCTCCCCTCACTAGCACGTCTGGATGCTAAAACATACGAGCGCGTGACGACGCCGCTGATTCGTAATGTTTTCTGGCAGATTGCAGAATACGGTAAGGAGCTTGGTGGAGACGCTGGTGAGAATATCATCAACGCTGCCAAAGTCGCGCACCATGCTGTATTCCGCAACTACGAGCTAGGCAAGCCGGAGGTCAGACAGCCTCAGCGTAGTGACCCGAAGCTGGAAGCTGACCGGCGCGAATTCTACACTCAGAAATACAGCGAGCTTTCGTCCTCGCTGCTGAACGATGTCGAAAAGACGCTTGATTCCGAGATTGAGCAGGGGCTGGACCCAACGAATAGCCTTCAGCCGGGCTTAAAGAAATTGCTCATCAAGGAAATCAAGACCGAGCTTTATTCTCGTCTCAACGCTGATAAAGCGCACATGGGACGGATGCAAGCTCTGTGGGCCAGAGAACAAAAAGAGGGATTCAAGGGTTCGTATAAGGACAGTCTCAAGTCCACGTTTCTGTCGCGTGCCAAGACCCTGATTCCAGTCATCCGCAAGGAGAAGCGCACGGAAGTATTCGCCACGCAGAAATCGAAAGACAAAGCGTTGGGCGACAAGCTAAACAATCGTCCCCGTATTGTTCCCTCTGGCGGTAAGCCCGCTGCTTCACGTAAGCCAGTGAGTGTAGCAGAGGCACGTAAGAGAGGCATGACGGAGATGGATTTGCTGTCATAGCCGCACACGCACGGCGACAGTAGACTGGCAAAAGCATGCAGACAGAATCTCAGGTCGTTGCATCGGAATTGGAGCGAGTGCTTCCAAACATTCCGACGCTTTACGACTACGAAGATAACTTCTACGCACGGATTGAAAAATCCACAGAAGTAGAAGTCATCTCGGCTCGTGATATGCGGATTCCGCTGGACATTCGTCCCGGTGGCTACTTCGGTTACTTCGATGCCAGCAATGGCGACTTGGGAACCGGCGATGGTAACGTGCTGGAAAAGGGTGTCATCAGCACGGTCAACATGAAGCTGGCGATTCAGTGGGATACGAAATCCCAGTGGGCCACGGACGACAAGCGCAAGGCCGTGCAGAACAACGTCAAGACTCTGCTTGCAAAGAGCATGAAAGAGTTCCGACGCCAAACGGCCGCACAGTGCCAAACGGCAGGAACCGGAGTGCTGGCAACGGTCACGTCCGAAGCAGCGGGTGTGTTTACCTGCACAACAGACGGCTACGGTGTGAAGCTGCTCCGCTACGGTCAGCGCATCAACGTCTACAACGCCGCACGGACTGCACTCAAGAATCCTGGCGGGCCAATCAAAATCACCGCAGTAGACCTCGCCAACAACACATTCACGGTTGCTACGCCAGTGGGCGGTGTGGTGGCTGGTGACGTGATTCTGCCGGAAGGTCTGACGGGTAGCACTCCTGTCGGTTTGTTCGGAGTGCCCTATCACATCTCGTCTGCGACTACCGGGTCGTGGCTGGGATTGCAGCGGTCGGCATTCCCTGAAGTCGTCGCGTCCGGAGTAGATGCGGCCGGTGCGGATTTGGCGCTGCCATTCGCACGGCTGGCGATGAACAAAGTCGGGGACCGCATCGGGTCAAACAATGCGTTCAAGCCCGTCGCCCGCATGCATCCGTGTCAGGTGCAGGCTTATGAAGAACTGGGCCAGTTGGTCCAGATGATTCAGAAGCAGGCTACCGAGCAGAATCTGAATCTCTACTTCGGCAACGGCATGCAGTTGGCCGGTGCGAACGTGGAGCCGGATTTCATGTGGAACAAGAAGCGCATTGACTTCTTCGACCCGTCCAATTGGGGACGTGCAGAGATGAAGTCTCCCGGCTTCTACGAGGTCGATGGCCGTCGTATCTTCGAGATGCGTGGACCGTCCGGTGGCGTAGCAACGTCGCAGATTTTCTATCTGGTTTCATCGTGGAATCTCTTCACGAAGAATCCGGCCGCGAACAGCTACATCTTCAACCTCAAAGTCCCAACCGGATACTGATAGTCCTGAGGACTACACGTTTCTGAGATGTAGAGGGTGCGCGGCTCTCGTGATACTAAGCGCGAGTGCCGGAATACCGGCGGGACGTTCAGCAGACCTTGGCCTGTTGAAAATGTTTCTCCTGCTAGCGTAGACAAGCGAAGGGCGCGCACCCGCTACTGTTTTTCATCACAGCATCTTAGGAGATACGAAATGCCGAACGTAGACTTGGCAGTCTGGAATTCACGCATCGGAGATTCTTCGCTTGGTGGCTATATCATGCCTACGATGGCATCAGCAGCCACCATCCAACCAACCGCCCCGGTGACGAAACTCACTGGCGTAGGTCCGGTGTCCGCTATCACGCCGCCGTGGCCGGGATTCATCGGTCACATCACGTTTCTGCTTGCTGGTGCGGTAGCATTCGCTACTGGCGGAGCAGCGGGCAGTGCACTCGTTTCTCCCGTTACGGGAGTGGCGAATGAGGCGCTCACGCTGTTCTACGATGGGCAGGCTTGGTGGCCCATGATTGCCGACTAGTTCTAACTGAGGGCAGGGCTACTACAGACTGCCCTAAACAAACATACGACAATGCCAGACGAACAGACAATAAACAAGAGACTCCGAGACTTCTATGGTATGTCTCCGCTTGATGGGAAGAAAGCCAAATACAGAGTCGTCTGGTCTACAGGACTGACCGAGAAGAGAACAGGCGTGTTCAATGACTTCTACGGCTCTATCTTTATCAGAAGCGTAAAAGCCACAAGAGAAGTCCCAAAGTATCCATACGACAAAGACAGATGGATTCTGGAAAGATACATAAGGACAGGAAATAATCCAGAATTAGAGGGAACGGACCACTACGAACCGTTGTGGACATTCAAATCCGCTGATGGCGGATTTCTCCCGCTCAACTGGAAGGCAATTGAGATAATTGTCAATTCGCTGGAGAATCCATTAAAGGTGAATCCGGTGGCCGTGCTAGAGGAAGCGGAGAAGAAGAAAGACGAAGCGCAGCTAGCGCGTGACATTGACATGTTAGGGGATTTGATGCGGTCCCCTTACTTTGGCGACTTGGTTGAGTAGGAGACAGAGATGGAAGCAACAGTAATTTCTATTGTGCCACGCGAAGTGCGGATGATGGCACCGGGGCTGACACCAGACACATACGTCATTCCACCGGCA